TTTTTTTATTTGATAAGGGGTATTAGAATAATTTCTAACAACTGCACAAATTTCACCTCTGTATCCAGAATCAATTATTCCAACTGAATTTGCTAAACCTAAAGAAGTTTTAGAAATAGATGATCTAGGATATAAATAATAACCTGAATTTGTATCTGCTGGTTCTGCAGCAATTCCAAGAGGTATTTTACATGTTTGCCAAGGTTCAACAGTATAATCTGAACAAACAATTAAATCATAACCAGAATCTCCACGTGTTAATCTAATATCATTATCCTCTGAATAAACAGATGATGCAAAAGAATTTAATGTTTTAATTAATAATTTCATTTTTAATATATTAGATTTATATCAAATATATTCAAACAATTTAAAAATCAATTTTTTATTGTATCTGACAGCTCTTCAGTAAAAAAAGATAATATATTTTTTTTTAAATCTAATGATAACCATTTAATATCATTTAATTTTATTTCAACTTTATTAATGTGATTATCTTGTATAGTATGATAACATATTATAGTGTCTAAATATTCACAATACATTAGTGTTAAACAAAATTCAATTCCAAGTTTTAAAAAATAAAATGGTTGAGAAATTCTTAATAGATGAAAATTTTCATCATATTCTAAAAATCTATGTGAATATATTCTTTTAACAGGATTTACTGTTCTATCAAATGCTACTTCATGAATTAATATTAGTTGTTTATCAGAACTAATCCATACAGGGCCTGCAGAACCACAAAAACTACTAAAATTATAATTATATGTAGCAGTAATTATCTTGGTACAAAATCCAGTATGTATATTAACATGTAATAAAATAAATGGATTAAATGAATAAATAAAACAAAGTTTTCCTTTATATTCAACAGGTAACCAATTTTTTTGTACAATATTATTATTGTATGTTAATGGAATTATATGTGTTATTTGAAAATTAGAATTAAAATGTGCTAAAACCATAGAATATAAATTATTTACTCCATATTCAAGACTTGTAAAACTAGCATATAGTTTTCCATTATATATAATAAATCTACCATCTTCCAATCCTTTTACTTGTGAATTATGTGGAGTTGTTACCATATAACATGAATCTGTAAAGTCAATCTTAATCTTTTGAATTATTTTATTTGATTTAATATTTACAGAACACCAATAATTCTCTGTTCGAACATTATTATTGTATATATAATTAACAGTTCTTATAATACCTTCACATATTTCTGAGTTAACTAACTTTAAACAACAGTTAGATAAATTAAATTTTTCTGGTAAATTATAAGTTATATTTAAAAGATCAAGTTTTTTAGAAAGTGGTTTTAAATAAAAAGTTTGATTTAAATTATTATTATTATTATCAAAATTATATTTTTTATCAATAAATTTAACATAATCACATGTCAAAAGTCCTAAATCTTTCTTTCCAACATAAAAAGCAACAATACTTAGTTCTTTGTATAAATCATAATTATATATTGAATCATTAATAAAAAGTACTTGAGATTCAGGATAAGGAAGTTTAATTGCTTGGACTAAATAATTATATGCTTTTGAATAGTTTTGCTTGTTTGAATAAATTTTAGATAACCAATATAAAGGTTCTGCTCTATATTTACCAAATGATTCAAAAGATTTTGTTAAATACTCTATTGCTTCTGTTGGTTTTAAATCAAAAACAAGCTGTCCTAACATTAAATATGAATATCCAATCTCTTCTATCCAACCACCCATTTTTACTCTTTGAGTATAATATTTAATTGCATTAGAAGTATCTCCTGAATCTTTATATGATTGAGCCAAATAAAAATAATAACGTGAATTATCTGGTTCATCTTTAATACCTTGAAGTAGTAATTTAATATCACGTTGAAATTTATCAGTTGAACAAGCTCCTTGCAAAGTTTTACATCCACCATCTCCTATATCATTTATTTGTATTGTTAATAATTTAGAATTTGTTGGATTATCAAGTTGAATATCTAAATACTCATGTGTTACTGATTTATAGGATAATTTTAAATCTGCTCTTGCTAATCTAATATTATAGTATGATATATATTCATTATATTGTTTAACCAAATAATAATCTAATTTAAGATCATTTTTAGAAAAATTTATATTTTCAATAATCATATCAGCATCGACAAATAGTAAATATACTTTATTAAGTGGGATAGAGTGTTTAGTAAGAAAATCTTTAGCATTATTTATAGATTGTGTTCTATTAACACTAAAATTAACCCATGGATTTTTATATACTTGTCCTATTATTTTAGCATTATTAGTCCAAGTTTTTATTAATTGAACTGTAGAATCAGTTGATCCAGTATCTGTAATAACTAAATAATCAATAATTCCAATCATACTATCAAGACATCTTGTAATAATTGCAGATTCATTTCTAACTATCATATTTAAACATATTTTATTTAAAAAAGACATGAACACTATAATAATATATTATATAATTTTCTAATCAAATATTATAAATGAGAAAATGTATTGAAGTATTTTTTGAAAAGATATTTAACCCATTTTTAACAGATATAAATTTATATAGAAAGATATCAAATTTACATTTACATCAAAATGTAAACCTATCATATGTTATGGAACAATTAACAAAACATTCTATTGATCCAAATAAAGTTAATCTTGGGGTTTTATCTAAAATAACTTTTAGTGAAATATCACAGTTTAGAACATTGAGTACTGATGATTTATTTTTAATATTAATTAATTTTTTCATACTTGTTACTGTTATTCTTAAACATTTTGGTGTATTTGAAAAAGTTGTTGGAAAAATTGCAAATTCAACAAAGTCTGATATTAATGATGCTCGTGTATTTGTAAGATACTTTTTAGGATTAATCTATATCATTTATACATTTTATATGATCAAATTAGTCTTCTCCAATAAACAATATATTTTAACAAGTAGAATAATTTATATTTTTACATATGGTATTGCTGGAATCACAATTGCAATTTCATTTTTTGATTTTCTATTTAAATAAAATAAATTAGTTATATTAATTGATTAAGTTCATTTAATCTTACTATCATTAAATCAAATTTTTGTCTAGTTGTAAATTTCTTTGATTCTGTTGTTCCCCATTGACGTTTACCTTCAGCAATCAATCCTGGATGACGTTCAATAATAAATTTATCTCCTCTGGTTTCTGATGCAGGCTTATAATAACAGAACTTTGGTATCATCTGAGGTGTAATACCACAGCCTTCTGGTAAATGTGATTTAAGACCTCTAATTGTTTGTTCTGAAATTTCTTGAGCAAGTTGTGCTTGGACTTCATCAATTGGTATAGGATTATGGGGTGTAATTAGTTGGGCTTTATTTGTTTCAATAATTTCTTGAGGATACGATGTAAGCTCAAGAATTTCATTAAAGGATTTGGCTAATTCATTACGTTCAGCCGTGTTATCTAGTTCACCAATAAAATCTGCGATTTGTGGATAGGCTGCCTTAAGTTCTTGTAACTTATTAATCGCATGCTGTAACTTTACTCTTAAATCTAATGTTTTAGATTTAGTACCAAACCATCTGAATCTAGGGGCAACTAAATCATCATCTCTATTATTTTGAGGACATAAAATTTTAACAATTTCAGGAGTTCTAATTTCAATATAAAACAGATCTCCATGGGCTCCTGATGGGGGTTTATAATAAATGTTTTTAGGAATATCATTTGGATCTATTCCACATCCATCTGGTAGCTCAGTAATTCGATCTCTTTTGGACTGATTAATATTTTGATGTGATTGAGTTAACTCACGCAAATTGACTTTACGATTATCACGTCCAATCCTATTAATGTGGTCAATTGAATTATGTTGACCTTTACCATTAAAAGTTAGTTTGCCCATCACATAATTATGTAAGTATAGTTCTTTTTTATTATCATCATCACCAATTACACCAGAAGAAATATAACCACCATCTGATCTATAATGCCAGGCTTTATGTATTAAATCTGCGTAAAATTCTGCGCTTTGATAATCAGTTACAAATAAAATATCTTGGTCCTTAAATGGGCAATAACATACAATATATTTATTTGCTTTATACTGTACAACCTGATGATTGATTTCTTTGGTTGTTGATGCAGAAACAATAGTTTTAAATTTTCCTGGCACAACTGTTTGTGTTACTACTTTTTTACTTATTACTTTACGCACTGGGGCCTGAATAGTCTCAATAACTGCTTTTGTTTTTTTCACATTAATATGAGTTGGAATGCGGACCTTTTTTTCTGACATTTTATATATACGATTATATATAAAATATTTCTTTAAATAATTTTAAGATTCAATTTTTATTCAAAAACAGTAAAATAAAAATGTATGGCAAATTAGTTTGACCACTATTTTTAATTACTATAGGCAAGGCCAGCCATACCAGACATAATTCTTAGTACGTTGTAGTTGGTGGCATAGATGTTGCACTTGGCTTCAGAAGCAACTGATACAGTGTAACTAGAAATAGTTGAAGAAGTAGCGTAACTTACAGAGGTGATGAAATCAATGTTGAGGGTGGCGTTATCAATTCTAGACATGTTGCAAGTTCCGGAAGGTTGGTGTTCTTCAGGGTTAAGAGCGAAAGAGAACATGTTAAGACCATCACAAGGAGTGTTGGAGTGGCATTGCCAAGGCATAACGTAGTTGAAGTAGTTACCATCTCTCTTGGAGAATCTATCTTGGCCGTTAAGTTGAAGAAGGACTTGGTCAACAGGGTTAGTGTTTCTGTTAAGGAAAACACCATAGTTATCCCATTGTCTGACAACAATATCTAAGTTTGCAGAAGCATCACCTCCAGTTGATCTTGTAAGAGATGAAGTTAAACCAGATTGGATTTCATCAATAGTTGATGAGATGAACCAATCAGGAAGAGGGGTTCCAAGGACAACAGTGTTATCAACATCACCAGAGTTTCCAGAAACATCAGGACCAGCAACGGCAGCAGCATAAAGAGCACCTTGCCAGATATTGGTAGCGTAAGAGTTTAAGGAAGCATCATATCTACCAGTGGCAGAATTAAATCCACCCCAGGCAAGAGCAGCTCTCTTGGTGGCTTGAATTCTAGTGGCGTCCCAATCTTTAGGATTCCAGGCAAGGAATTTGTAGGTACCGTTGGTGTTAAGGTATTTGTTTTGTTGAACGTTCCAGTATAAAGCCTTGCAAGGATGGTTGTAACTAAGTCTGAATTTAGCGTTCTTGGAAGTAACAGATTCAGCACCAGTGAATTGAACTTGTTCAATAAGGTATTCGTGAGAAGCTTGGGCGAACTTCTTTCTTTCTTCAGAGTCAAGGTAGACATAGTCAACGAAAAGTGAGCATGATACCATTGAAACAGAAGTAGAAGCAGTTGAATTGGAAATTTGGCAAAGAAGTTGAGTAACAGGTTGGAATTCAATTTCAATTCTGGTATCGTGGTATTGGGTAGCAATTAAAGGAAGAGCAAGACCATCGTTTCTGCAGCAGAAGAAATAAAGAGGAACATAAAGAGTAGCAGGGGCAGTTCCAACAGTTGTGACAGTAAGTTCTTTGGTGTTACCAATCATAATATCATATCCTCTGTCGTGGGCGAATTTTCTGGCAAGTTCATACCAGACATTCATCCAATCACCGTAGTGTTTATCAATAGGGGTACCACCGATGTTAAGTTCGGCAGTCTTGATCATAGCGTGACCAACTTTAGGGGTCCATGAAAGACCAGCTCCAAGAGCAGGAAGGACAACTCTTAAGAACATCTTGGTGATAAGATCACCGTTTCTTTGAATTTGGCATACAACTTTCTTGCCGAAATCACCAGTTCCGTTGAAAACTTGTTCGATTGATTCGACAGCAAAGTTAGTGTGTCTTCTATATACGACCTTCCAAAAAGTAATTTGAGGGTTTCCAGTAAGGTAAACATCTTGTGCACCATAAGCGACTAATTGCATTAAACCTCCAGCCATTTTATATATATAATATATTGGAGAAAATTTTTTTTCATAATTAAAACGCCAATTATTTTTTTAAAAAATTAATCTTATAATATTTTTTTAAAGTAAATTTATTTAAAGTTTATAACATACATTTGTTTATTGATACACCTGAATGTCTAATTTTAAAGAAAAAAATATTAAATACTCAACTTTTTGTCAAAACGTTTTAAAGAAGTCTGCAATCGTACATGGTACATTAGATGCCAAACATAATGAAATTATGAAAGACTTCGCAAAAAAGAAGAAAACCTTACCTAAACTTATTGAAAAATTAAATGAATTAAAACAAGATATTGAATTACTAGATGATCCTGATGTATATAAAGAAGTGTTACAAAAAAGGATTAAAGAATTAGAAATTGAAAAAAAAATATCTAAAAAAAATCAAAAAAATCAAATTGCGGATATTATTGGAAAACCTGGTTTTGATCAAATAAATGTAAATTTAATTCAAGAAAATCCTGATGATCTACCTATTCCAGAAGAAAATACTACACAAACAATTAAAGAGTTAAAAGAACGTGTAAAAATATTGGAAGACTATTTTTTAGTTTCAAAGCTTAAAAATAACTTTCATGATCAAATTCTAGAACTTGAAGAAGAAATAAACAAACTTGAATCAAATGAAGATGAACTAAGTTATTTATTAGATACAGCAGATATTTTATTCAAATACTATGATAATTCTACAAAGGAACCAGTTAAAAAAAATGTTCCAACAGATCTTCAAGATTTTTTTTTAAAAATTAAAGAAACCAATAAATCTAATGATAATGATAATAAATACAATTTATTTAATAAATATATGAAGATAACTGCTGGTTCTGAACTAAAGAAGAAATCTCTAATACAGATAAGAATGTGTGATAAATGTCAAATAGAAAAAACTTTACATTTACAAGATGGATTTTTAACATGTACAGGATGTGGAGAGTCGGAACCTATTCAAATGGATTCAGATAAACCTAATTTTAAAGATCAAACTGTTGAAATTAAAACAAATGGATACAAACGTATGAATCATTTTTCAGAACTATTAAATCAATGTCAAGGTAAAGAATCAACAGATATAGATCCAGAAGTTTTTGAAATGATAATAAATGAACTAAATGTAATGAAAATAACAGATTTGTCTAAACTAGATAATAAAATTATGAGAACTATTTTAAAAAATCTAAAACTAAATTCATATTATGAACATATTCCATATATTATTAATAAATTAAATGGAATTCCACCACCAACAATGTCAAGAGAGCTAGAAGATAAGGTTAGATCTATGGTCAAAGAAGTTCAAGAACCTTGGGTTGCCGGTAAGAAAAGTACTAGAAAGAACTTTTTAAATAATAATTATGTATTTCATAAAATATTTGAACTACTCGAAGAAGATGATTTTCTTCAATACTTTCCTTACTTGAAATCAAGAGATAAACTACAAGAACATGATGATGAATGGAAAAAAATATGTGAACATAATAGATGGCAGTTTATTCCGTCTTTATAAAAGACGCGATAAAGCGTTTCTCGGTTTATTCCGTCTTTATAAAAATTATTTTTATAAAACGAATAAAAAAATTGTTTTAATTATTTGATTGAATTGATTGAATTAATTTAATCAAATTTATGGATCATATTCGCAGAGAAAAATCATGGTTGGTTGAATATATAATAACGGATCAGATGGTTAAATTTTTAGAACACATAGTTAATGAGATAGATCCAGATCTAGAATCAAATTTACCAATAATGATCTATGGTAAGGAATGTGTACAACATCGAAGTATTGGATTTTTTTCAAACAATTCTATTGGATACAAATATTCTAAAAAACTTGTAAAATCAAAACCACTTACAGATAGCCTATGGGTTTTACTTGATCAAATTAATTGTAAATTTAAATCTGATTACAATGGTATACTAATAAATAAATATTCAGATGGAAATGATTATATAGGTAAACATTCTGATGATGAGTCAGCTTTATCAACTGCAGGAGTTGTAGCAATGTCATTTGGTGCATCAAGAACTTTTAGAATAAGATGTAAACAAACTGGTCAAATAGTAAAAGATATCTTAACTAGATCAAATCAAATATTAATAATGGATGGAGATTTTCAAAAAGAATTTACACATGAAATTCCACTTGAAAAAAAGTTAAAGAACCAAGATATTCTTTAACATTTAGAAAACATTTAATTTAATGTTTTTCTTCAATAATATATGAAGGTGCATATTGATCAGCTAAAGCATATGATCCAAGGCCAATTAATGCAATTGCTAAAGAATCAATTTTATCAACTTTAGATTTAGTAATAAAAATTATTGAAACAAAAAGTATAATTAATAAAACAATATATTTAACAAGTTTTTTAATAATATTCATAATAATATTTGTAAAGAAATTAATTTAAATTAATACTTAAAAATACTTATATTATATTATTGTAATGACTGGAAGCCTTTTACAGATAGTATCAACAGATTTAAAAGATGCATTTTTAACAATTGATCCACAAATTACATTTTTTAAAATAGTTTATCTAAGACATACACCATTTTCAATAGATTTATTTGAAGAGACATTTAATACAATTCCTAATTTTGGTGAAGAAGGTTTTTGCCAACTTTCTAAACTAGGAGATTTAGTGTCAAATATTTTTTTAAAAGTAGAATTACCAAGTGTACAAATAGAAAATACAGATGATTCTGATTATATACAAACAAATACAGACACAAAAATATCATATTATAATGGAGAATTAACAGCTGCTAATCATATTGATGATTTTAATACAAATATAGATAACTTTAAAGTATTTTCATCAAGTGCTATGGTTTATTGGAGACAAATATATTCTTTGGTCTCAAATGAGACATCAAATTATAATACTATTATGGATTTAATTGATAATATTTTATTATCACAAAATAATATATATTCAATATATCAAGAAAATAGTAATGATTTTTCAGATATAGATATATATATAGATACAGTTAAAATTGGATTTAATTTTGATTTACTTGATTATATACAGAATAACTTTACTGAATATAAAGAATCAATTTATAACACAAGTTTAAATACAGAATTTAAAGATGCTGTAATTGATTATTTAGATATTTATTTAGAAAACCAAAAACTTTATCTTGAGTACCTAATAACAAGTCGAGATTTATTTGTTAAAATTTCAGATATTGATACATCTTCATACTATTATTTTGCTTGGGTTAAAAAATTAGCATTTGCATTAATATCAAGTTTATCAATTGAACTAAATGGACAACAAGTAGATAGTATAAATGGTGATATTTTAAACATGTGGTATGAATTATCAACACCATTAGAAAAAATAGAAATATTAAATAAAATGATTGGTAATATAGAACTATTAACAGATTATAATACAGAAGAAAAACCTAACTATACATTAATTATACCATTACCATTTTGGTTTTGTAAATATAAATCACAAGCACTTCCATGTGTTGGATTAAAGTACAGTGATATAATTATTAAAGTTAAATTTAATGATCTAACAAATTGTTGTTATTTTGAGCCATATGAGAACTCAACATATTCATCAAATGTGAATATTAATGATATAATCAAAATATCAAACGTATCTTTACTAGTAGAATATATTCATTTGGGTGATGTAGAAAGAAATAAATTTGGATCTTTTACAATTGAAAGTCTTATAGAACAACATAGATTAATTCAATTTAGTGACTTAAATACACAGAATATTCTTTTACCATTAGATTTTGTTAATCCTATTAGAGAAATTATATGGACTATACAAAAAACTTCTAATGTTGAAAACTTTAAACTTGCTTTTGATTATTCATCATTAGATTATTTTTATGCTACAATTGAAACAACAAATCAGACTGAAACTTATGAAGATTATTTACAAGTTATTATAGATGAAGATTCTTATGATACAGATGTAAATGACTCAGATCAATATGTTGATGGAACAATAGAAATAATTAATTCAAAATATTATAATGGTGTTTATAAAATATTAGAAGCGGTTGGAAATATTTTTACAATTGATTCAAAAATATTATTATATTCTGATAATTTTACTGTTAAATTAACTAAATCAACAATATATACACAAAATCGTATTAGTACACAAACAATACAAATATATGGTCAAGATTTAATATCAAAAAGAGATTCTGAATTTTTTTCATTAGTTGTACCATTTAAAACACATACAAATATACCATTAGATATATATTGTTATTCATTTTGTTTAAATTCTGAACAATTTCAACCATCTGGATCATTAAATTTTAATGTAATTGATAGTAAAAATTTATATGTAGAACTAAATTCTGATCAGATAGCTAATACAAATGATTCTTATATAATTAAAATTATTTCTAGAAGTCATAATATTTTAAAAATAGAAAATGGAAGTGCAAAGACGCAATTTGGCATATAAAATTAAATTTAATATTAATTATTTTGAATTTAATTTTATATATAAAGTTATCTTTATTATTTTATAGTAAAAGATGGCAGGAGGATTAATACAATTAATGTCATATGGATATGCAGATAAAGTTTTAATAGGAGATCCTGAAATTACTTTTTTTAAAAAAGTATATCATAAACATGCTCTATTCGCAATTCAAGATCATGAAATTCAATCAGAAAGTGATATGAATTTTGGTTCTTCGAGTAATTTTAAGATTAGAAACTATGGCGACTTGTTTTATTATCCTTACCTTAAAGTAGATCTACCAGGATTAAAGGTATCATATGATAAAACATTAGATGATTATATAAATGAATTTGATCATAAAATAAGAGAAAATGATAATACAAATTTAATTTTATCAAAATTAAATGCAATTTTATATAATTTTTCCCAATACAAATTTCCTATAGGTTATCCTTTGGAATCAAATAAAGAAAATAATGATGTTTTTAATTATTCTTATGATTCAATAAATTCATTGTCTAGTTTATTAGATAATATTGTTGAAACTTATGATCAAACATATAATCAGTTATTAGAAGTTGATTTAAATGGAACTTTATATGAAAAAAATAATTCAAACTTTGTATTATCATCTGAAACTACAATAAAAGACTGCAGAGACATATATTTTTCAACATTTAATGTAAACTATTTAACAACTATTTTAAATCAATTAGATTTATCAGATGTAACAATATTAGTTGATGATGATTTTTTTTTAAATTTTAAATCACAACTATATCAATATATAACTAATACTTATGAGAATGAATTTTTATATTCAATTATTAAAAGTAGTGATATTTTTAGTTCAGATTTTTCATATAAAAATAAAGAAATTACATTTACAAATGAAATAGATTATATATATAAATATTATTTTTCAAATTTTAACATATTTTATATTTATGAGGATATAGATTCCACAAGCAAACAATTAAAATATATCGGTTTTATTGATGACTATATATATTCTGGTAGTAATTTTACTAATGTGGTTTCTTCTTTTTATAATTTATATGATCAATTTGAAAATGATATTTCTGGAGGTAATAAATTTTTTATCTCATCTGGTTATGATCTGGATGGAAAATTTTGTATAAGTGAAATCTCTAATTTTTCAGTAGAATCAGATGGTTATAGTATTGAATTTGATACAGATAAAGTTGAATTAGATACTAATATTGTATATTTTATATATCCAGATATTAAACCATCAGATCAGGATTTGGATACATCACTATCTAATGAAGATTATCCAAATTATGAAGATTATTTAAAGTTATATTATCGTGATTATTTTACACCAGGGGGTGAAATATTTAAAACTGAAAAGTTATTACTACCAATATGTGTGTTAAAATATAATTCAGAAGTAGAACTATTTGAAAAAATTACTTTAACAACCTCTGTCGAGTCAACAGATTCTATTTTTATTTATAATGATATACTAATTTTGAATCAACAATCACAAAAAAATCAATATGTCTTAATAAATAATAAATTGTTTGGGTGTTTAGATACATCAGAAGATAGTTACCAGTACTCAAATACCCTATATATAGATATATCTGGTAATTCAATTGATGATGATGGAAGTGTAACATATAATACACAAAAATATTTTATTTATTCAACAGAGTCATCAGTAAAATTTATTGACTATACTAGTGATACCAATACATTTGTTACATCAAATTATACTAGTCCATATAAAATATATTTTAAAATTGAATCAGATCATTTTTATTATAATAACAGATTTTGTCCAGTAAACTATGTAAAAAATACAACAATTAATTTAGACACATATGAGAATTTAAAATTTAATAAACAGATGCTTCAAGATGTTAATATTGATTCTAATCTTAAAAATACAGTTGTAATAAATAATGTAAGTTTAACAGTAAGTGAAAATATGATTTATATTACAAATATTTTTAATTCATTTTTAAATCTATATATATATTTTCAACAATATAATCCATTTTTGATTTCAACTACTGATAGTAATTTAAATATGACAATATCTCCTACTAATAATAATAATTTTATTACAAATATTTTTACAACAAAAAATAATGGAGAAAACTATTATTATAATGAACTTCAAGACATAATACTTCAGCATTTTGAATCTTTTGATAGTATTATTGATATATATTATACTAAATTAATAAGAAATATAACAAACTTGAAATATAATGATACACTTGCAATTACTCAAGATACAACACTTATGTATATATTATCTAATTTAAATAATTTACAATATTATATTAGTGTACTTAGTATTGATGATACATCAATGGAGGATAAAGATTTTTATACAGAAGAAATAGTTGGTGATATTACTTATAATCGTTCTAAAATATATTTTAAAATTGATGGTGATGACCCATTAGTTGATTTATCTAATAATTTAAGTTTTACTTTTGTAAAAGAAGGTGATTATTATGTAATAGATAATATTAGTTTTACATCATCAGAAGGGACTAGTAATAACATACCATATAATTTATTTCCATATGATTTTAATGCATCTAAATATTTTTATGGTTTGATTTATATTCTTAATTATATGCCTGATTCTTCTTTATCTGAACCCACCTCTTTAACTGAAATTTTTTTAACACCTTATGAACATACAGTAGATTCTGGAGAAACTATTGATCCAAAATATCAAATAACATTAAAATCTGATACTGATGACAATAATATTAATATATTTTTTGATTCTATTGATTCTGGAATAATTCTTGATATTTCAGCTCATTATTTACCAGAGTACTTTACATCAACAACTAACTCAACAATAAGCAAAGTAACTGATCTTTCCGCATTGTTATATCACTATGCATATATTTTATATATGGATGTTAAAGATTCTATTGGATCTTCACTACTATCATCTGGAAATTATTTTTCAGTTTTTAACGATAAACAAATGTATGATAATCTTTGGCATATAATGCAAACAAATAATATAAATAAATCTAACTCCAATAATTTTACTAGTGGTAGTCTAAAAGATATTAATAATTTAACAGAAACATATAATTATTTATCTACAAGTTTAAATATGTCATCTTTTATAGATCATGAAATAATTAATAACTCATTAGTTACATCAATTGATGAATACTTTATGACTTTTTTAAAAAATTCAATTATTGATTTTATTGATGTAAAAACAGATTATTTTAATTTTTTTATTACAAATACTCCTTATAAATTTTATTCTAATTTTTCAACATCAGATTTGGAATCGACTAATATAAACATAAATATTCAAACAATGAAATTTATTGATTTATTTTCTTGGTATTTACATTATTTGAATGCAATTATATCAGATACTAATAGTTATGTTATTAACTATAATTCAGATAGTTTATTTGATTGTATGCTAAGTGATTTTAATGATATTAAAAGTTTTTTTGATACATCATCAAATGTATTTGACTCTTCTTCTGGAGATTATAAAGGAACTGTATTTGATATTTCAGAAGAAGACTACTCAACTATTATAGATATAAATACAAAATTCAATAATGTAATTGAATTTGTAATAAAATTGATTGAAAATAAAGAAATTACAGTTAATAATAAGATATATTTATATACTACTGAAAAAATTCCAACTATCTATAATAATATATTATTTGATGATCTTGTATTAAGTAAAATAGTATATATATTACCAGAATATTATACAAATAGTTTCTTTTCAAGTTATGAATATAACTCAATAATATCATTTTATAACTTGATTAAAAATGAATATTTATCAAAATATACTGATATATTTGACTCTTTTTTAAAATATGGAAAATTTACAAATAACTATTTTTTAGAACTTAAACAATATTTAAATTTTTCAATTGATGACTATAAAAAATCTATGAAATATTTTAGAAAAAATCCAAATTATTCATCATCTGAAGATATTATTTTTTTACTAAATAGTGTACCACCAATTTTAACTGAACATTATTATTCATATTCTTTAATTAATTCACCAAATTTGTATACTGAGTCTTCTACTTCTAAATTTATAGAAAATTATTTTAATAACAAATCTCTGAAAAATATTGAATTAAATACAAGTTTTAAAACTAATATCAATATACTTGATTTTATGTATCAAAATATAGACAATATTATTTTTCAGTTTAATTCATTTTTTAACACTAACTATATTTTTTACTCTGACTATAGAATTATTTTTGCATTTTTGTTTTATATTTATGATACATTCCAGTTTACTTATGAAGAAATAGATTATGAACTATATTTAACAAATTTTTCTGATAATACTTCAACAGAAAATTATATTAAAGACACTACTAATGAAACAATATGGTACTATAGTGATGTATGTTTTGTTGAAAACAATTCAGAAACTGTTAGATATACAATTAAAAATAATTATTTTTATGATTTATCTGAAAACACAAATATTAATTATACTTATAGTTATAATCCAATACAACAAATTGAAACAATTTATACATATTCTTCTACATATTACTATATTATTAATAATAAAATTTATGATACAACTAATACATATATTGATGTATTTTACCCAAATCGTGTATCTGGTGGAATATATACTATTGGATCGATCAACTGTTATTATACAATTTATTCAAATAAGCAGCAAAGACTATATTTAGACTATACACAGATAGTACAAAATAATGATAAAACATTTACAATTAATGATATTGATTATACTCCATATCACAATGTTTTTTATGAACCCGATACAAATTTACTTAAATTTAATTTATTAATACCAACAACTGACAACAGTAAAGATTTTATTTTAACAGACATAGCTTCAGGTGATACTGTAACAATCAATACTCTTTACATTAGAAAAACTTTATCAAAAACAACCACATCCCTTGATACAGATCTTTCATCTATTTTTTCAAATGTATTTTCAGATTCTAATTGTTCTAAAACTATAACATGGATAAATAATGATGTTAGAAATTCAATTGGTGAATTAGATATTTCATTAAATTCAAACTTAGTATCACAACTTTTGAATAATTGTTTAAAAAATGGAATATTCCCATCAAAAGATCTAAATCAAGAAATTATATTTTGTTCATCATTTAATAACTATATTTTTGTAAATGAACTTACTTCTTCGGATTTAGATGATATTTCTGACTATTTGGACTGGCTTCAAACATATAATAGCTCTTCAAATAATATTAATCAAATTATAATTTTTAATATAACAGACCAAGAAACACATACTATTAGTGATTTTATGAAAAGTGGTTTAGAAGATAAAGAATTTTGTTTTGTCCCTGAATCTTTTTCAACATATAGAATTAATACAAATGGATTTGTTGTAAAACCAGAAGATTCTATAGAAGATTTTAAACAATCTAGATACTCTAATATGGATTATATGTTAGCACAAGCTACAAGACTTAAAGATATTGAAACTTCAAATGAAAACTCAGAACTATCAGATTATCTATCTGACTTGAAAGAAAAATCAAATCTAGTTAAAGATGCAATAATTAATCAGTTGTTGACAGATATTTCAAATGAAACATTAGATGTTAATTTATATAATCCGAGAACATATTTTGATATTAATGACTCAGATGTATCATTATGTACAGATTTAGAACTAATAAATTCTAATTCATATTTTATATACAATTCAAACTTGATAACAAATGATGAAAGAGATTTAATATTTGAGTTAGGTGGTTCAGACTACACTGTTGAATATGATTATAAATTTTTTACATTTAGTTTAAAAGATTCATCTGATAATATGTTTTTAATAACAACAGAAAACACAGATCCAGATGAAAAAACATGGGATATTAGTTCAAATGATATATATTATAGTTTTGATTATTCAACAAATGAAGTACTAATTAATACATCAGAAAGTTCAACATTTGAAAAAACTTTATTTATATATGAAGGAAAACTTAATAGACTTGATAAAATGGATTTTGGTTATGAATTAGATACATCTTTTAACCTTCAATATACATTTAGATATGATCTATCACTTAATATAATATCAAAAGCTATTGGAAATTTTAATTATGGAATTTTTAATGATTATTCCAATGCAAAATATTATGTTGATACTCAATTTGATATTTCTGGTTATTCTAGTTATACTGATTTTTCAAATAATATATTAACAAGTAGCGATATAAAAACTAATTGGGATTCAATTGATTTAATTACTGATGTTTCATCAATATATGTACAAATTGTATCTTATGATTCTTATCTACCAATTAATATAAATCCTGCTATAAAATTTGTAACAATAAAAAATAATACAACTGAGGTAAAAACAATTTTTGATATATTATACATGTATGATATATCTGATATAACTGATATATCTGCTAACTATTTAATAAAATTACATCCACTCAATCCTGATTTTATATTTGACTCGACTAATAGTTATTCAATGCATTTGGGTGTTAAAAGTTTAATAGAACAGTTGGGTACATCTCAAATTAATACTGGATGTGTATTATATTATTGGGAAAAATTTTATTCAGCAATAGATTTGGCAAATAATGTGTTAAATGATATAACAGATAGTAATTTTGTGAATCAAAAATTTTCATGTTCTGATTATATTGAAAAAATTTATGAATATATTGGAAAAATAACATATGATGATAATGAGTATAATTCATTATTTGAAATACCAGAATGTATATTTGATAAAAAGGTAAAATACTCTTTGAATAGTTTTAAAAATATTAATACAATTAAAGCTGAATACCAAATTAATAAAAATATTTATCAAAATGTTTTAAAAAAAGTTCAATCTATTAAAACTAATATTTCTAGATCTGAAATCCCTACCTGTTCTTGGATTAATTTTATAGGACACTATTTAATTGATAAAATCACTTTTAAAATTGATGATAATGTTATTGAAGAACTTGATGACCAAATTATTCAAATTTATAATTTTGGAAGATCAAATAAATCTAAAGATATTGGATTACTTAAAATGATTGGTCATATTCCTTCATTAACAGAACCATGTCAAGAAATTAAAGGAAGAACTATTTATATTCCACTACCATTTTTTTTCTCTCACCATACTAAAGCACTTCCTATAATTTCTTTACTTTATTCACAATTAGGTGTTAATCTTAAATTAAAATCAATTGACTCATTGATAACTAAATCGAGTGATACAACAGTAAAACAAATAGGGAAATTAAAAATCAAGTTATGTGGTTCATATGTGTATTTGGATACAGATGAAAGAAATAAATTTTCTCAAATGCGTCATGAATATCTTGTTTCAATTAAAAAGAACTATAAATATTATGTAAATGAAAACTCTGGAAGTTTAAAATTAGATCTTAGTTTACCAGCTTCTGAAATGTTATGGTTTTACTTGGATTCTAATTTAACTAATTCAAATATTTACTGGAACTATTCTGGTATTGATTATAAATTGTATTATTTGGATGACTTATTAGCCAATACATATAATAAAAATGATGATGTTCTCGAGTTTATTAAAAAATTAGCTTATGGAAGGGCTGTATATATAAATTCAAAAACTGGATTATCAATAGATGAACTTGAAACTAATTTGTCTATACTTGATACAACTGATTTACAATCTTTAAGAAATTATTTAGAACAAAGAACTAATGCGCCAAATCCATTTGAAAACTCACAATTAGAATATAATGGACATAAAAGATTTACAGTTGAAGGTAAGTTTTCAAATTTAGTTATTCCATCAGCATATTATATAGATAGTTTTATCCCGGGATTAAATGGATATAATTTTTCAAGATATCCCAAAAAGATTACACATAGTGGATCATTAAATTTTAAGTATGCAACAAATATTCAGTTTAATTATTGGTTAGATTTTGTTGATTCACATCAAGCAGATGGAGAAATAAATATAATATTTAAAACTCTTAATGTTCTAAGAATAGCATCAGGAATAGGATGTTTAGCTTGGTGAAAATATTTAATCCATTTTTAATAAAAAAGACTATTGTTTTATTAAAAATGTATAATTTAATATTTTTACTTCAATTTCTTTTTGTACTTAATACTTCATATTCTTATCAAAAAGTACCAATTGTATTTGTACCTGGCCTTGGTGCATCTTGTATATATGATGAAAATAAATCTAATATCTGGCCTCCTTCTATCAATGATGTTTTACATCCAAATAAGAAACTAAGAGTTAATAATTTATTAGAAAGTACTATTCCTACATCAATGCCAAATTATATTGATACTGATAGTATAAAAAATATAGAAATTATAAAAGGAGAACTAAAATATTTTTTTAAAAAAAGATTTGGTCAAACTTTTGTAAAAAATTTAAAATTAGATAATTATCCAGTTTATGCATTTGGTTATGATTTTAGAATTGTTCCAAACCCTAAGTATTTTGATAATCTTTTTTTATCTTTTAAAGAATCAATTGAAAATATTTATGAAAATAATTCAAATAAAAAAATAGTTATAATTGCACATAGTTTAGGATCATTAGTTATAAATAATTTTCTAAATAAAAATTCTGACAAATGGAATCAAAAATATATTGATAAAATTATTTTTGTAAATCCTCCTATTTCTGGTTCTATTAGTGCTCTTCAATTAATACTTATTGATACTATTGAAGTATTTTTTAAACAAATTAATATTCAACAAATACAAAATTTTGGTGGTCTTATTTGGTGTTTACCTGATACCAATTTATATAAAAATATATTAAATATAGATGGTAATGATATTGATATTAATTTATATAAAGATATATTACCATCTAATACATTAGAAGTTTATAATAATTTTTTCGCAACAGGTTTAACAAAATTTAAAATAAAACATAAAATTACATCTCATTTAATTTTATCAGATGGTATTAAAACTCCTTCAAAATTATATTTAAAAAAACTAGGTAATAAATATAAATTTGTAAAATATGATTATATAGATAGTGATGGTATTATTTTACCATTAGATACGAATAATGTAAAAGAATTTGATTTTATTCATAGATTAAAAGGTGATCATTCAGATATATTAGAAACCACAGATTTTTTTAAAAAAATCTGTAAAATACTCAAATAATAATATATATAGATATATTAATAAAGTACTTTAATGGGCTCAGGAGTAATACAATTAGCATCATATGGTATCCAAGATATGTATTTTATATACAATCCAACGGTTACTTTTTTTAAAACAATATATAAACGTCATACTAATTTTGTAATTGAATCAATTCCACAAAAATTTAATACTAAAGCAGATTTTGGTTCTAGAGTTACATGCACTATTGCAAAAATTGGAGATTTAATTGGAAAAATTTATTTAGTTGTTAATCTACCACCTATTGGAAAATTTAATGATATACAAAATGAATCTGGTATTGGTAATTCAAATATTTCATGTTGTGCATGGGTTGAGAAAATTGGATTTCAGCTTATTAAAAAAATTGAATTAGAAATTGGAGGAATAACTATAGATCGTCATTACTCTGATTGGTTTAATATTTATCATGAAATAACTGTTAGTTTATCTAAAAGACCAGGTTTGGATAATATGATTGGAAATATTTCAGATCTTGTTGATTTTACATCTTCAAAACAGGGTTATCTATTACATATTCCATTAATTTTTTGGTTTAATCGTTATCCTAATTTAGCATTACCTTTAATTTCATCATATAATTCTGATGTTAAAATTAATATTGAATTTAATACTTTGGATGACTGTTTAATTATTGGTCCTTCACATTATATTAATATTGAAGATGATATATGTTTATTTGAACAAGGAGACATTTTAACACAAACTGTTAATAATATTGTTTATTACTATAAATTTATTAATTATGATCCTATTTTAAAACGTTTATACTATATTAAAATTACACCAGAAACAATGACATCTAAAAATCCTTTATACTTAGTATCAAATACGTCTTTTTATGTAACACCTAGTTCTTCAGAAAGCCTTTACTTTAATAAAATTAAATATTTTTCTCAAATTATTAATTTGGCATTAGGAGAATCTTATTTATTAGTTGACTATGTGTTTTTAGATAATGAAGAAAGGTTAAGATTTGCAAAACAATCTCATTCATATCTAATTGATACATTAACTTTTGATAATGATAAAGTTTTGTATCATACAAATAATAAAATTAAGATTAACTATTCACTCCCATGTAAAGAAATTATATTTAGATGTAATTATAACTATTTGTCAGCTGGATATATTAAAGATAAATTTAATTATACATCTAGTATACTTAAAGATCAGGAAATTATTAATTCAACTTTATTAGTTATGAATGGACAAGAAAGATTTTCAAGACAAAGTACTGATTATTTTCAACTTGTCCAACCATATTTATATCATACTTGTGGAACACCTGATGGTGTATGTTTATATTCATTTTCTATAAATCCAGAAGAATTTCAACCATCTGGTTATTGTAATTTTACACAAATTGAAGATATTGAAATTAATATTGTAATTGATAAGAATGTTTCATACTCTAGACCTGTATATTTAAGAACATATGCTGTTGTTATGAATTTGTTAGAATTTTCTTATGGATTAGTCCGAATTATGTTCTAATTCTAAATAGAGTAATAAATATCTTGATTTGTCTGTTTTGTATCATTAGTTAAATCTTGTGAATCAATCACAAACTGTAATTTTCCAAATGCACTTGTTAGAGTAGCAATATATTTGTTATGATTTGATGATAATTTTGATTGTTGGGATAACATTGAATCAATTTCATCTAAACTAATAATCTTGCCTGAAATTAGTGCATTTCTATTAGTTTTTAGTAGTTTGACATAACTTAATATTTTCATATTAATTTGTTCAATCTCTTTCTCTAATGTAATAATTTTTTCTATTTTTTCTTTAATTTCTTTATCTGTTACTGAAGAAAGTTTTTGACCCATTGTACTCAAACTTTTTTTTAATTCCAAATATCTTAATTCTAAATTATGAGGTTTTTTACTTATGGATCCTCCTTGTATAACTTTATTCAAATCTTTTTTATTTATTAAACTAAGAGTATCTCCTAAAGTAACTAAACGTGATACTGTAATATTTGATTTAGGACGATGTCTTCTTTTTGGTAAAGTTTCAACTGATTCTAATTTGTATTTTAAATTAAGAAATTCTGGATTAGAATTAATTTTTTTAACAATATGTTCAAGTAAATTTTTTACCTTAGGATTTGATTTTATATATTCTCCAAATCTCTTACCTGCTGATCCAACCCATTCATCAACTGTTATAAGTTCATATTGATTTGTTAAAGTTAATCTTGTCTGCCATCCAAGTCTTTTGATCATATCATATAGTAAAGGTAATTCAGCTAAAATAATCTGTCCATAAATATCATGTGATACACCTCCTAAAGTTTTTAATATCCCTTCAATACTTGAACCAATTGCTGAATAAAAATATGTTGAACATGTTGGATCTTGATCTCCTTTATCAAGTCCAAATAAACTTGCACATACCTCCTTAATATAGTTTTTAGATTCAGGATTATTTGATAGCTGAGCTTGATAAGCTCGAGTTATTGTTGATATTTCCTTACCATTTTTATATAAAGTTACTACACTATCGGGACCAGAGGTGCCTACGGGACCAATTGTAAAACTGTATTGAGATATATTAATCTTATCTACAGTTCTTGGTCTTGTTATATCTTGCATATAACATATTACTAAGGCTGTTGGTATTTGTTTACTTCCAATTAAACTCTTAGAATTATTTTCAACAGAATCAATCTTATAGATAGGAATACTTGATCCATATGTAATTTCCATTTGAATTTTTTTAAAACTAGATAATTCAGTTATAATCTTAGAAAAAATACCATTACCAACATATTTGATATTACTTGAGTTTTCATCCCAAATAAATTGACTTAATATTTCTTGGTCAGATACAGATTTATTTTCACTAAAAACTTGAATCCAAGCTGATCTAAATGCAGATTTTAGTTCATCAAAAAATTCTGGAGAACTTGTAGTATTAATAGATTCAGGATTTGGAGAACTAAATAAACTTTTAATTGTATTTATTGATGCTGATATCAATGGTCTAGTAATCATTTCTTTACATAAATAATATATAAAGGATATGAACTGACTAGCAGTTTGTGCACCAGTAATTAAAAATGATCCACCATTTAAAGGACCAGTTAAATTAGCAAACCCTGAAAAAACTTTTTCAAATGATTTTAAAACACTAATCATTATTGTAGTATCAACTGTTCTATCTGAAAACCATCTAGAAATTACATTAAATAAATCTTCAAAACCTCTAGTAGCTAATAATGTAACACCAATAATACCTGATAAAAGTAATAATTCATAAGGATCTTTAATATCTCCCAAGTCTGATAATCCTGCTAAAATACCAATAATTGAACTTAAAAATACTGTTATTATTATAACACTTTGATTATTAATAGAATCAAAAATTGTTTGACCTAAACCTTTTTTTTCATCTAATCCAAAGACTTTTAATATTCCTTTAATAATTGGTAGTGATATTTTACTTTTATCTGAATTTGCAGCAACTCCTCCAAATAAAGATCCTTTTTTTACTGTGCTATAGTATTTAATTCTTTGTCCAATAATTACCTGATTAATATATTGAATAATATCATTATAATCTATATTTTCCATTAAATATAAAATATCCGAAGAAAAAAATATTTCATATATATTTTTCTCTAGATTAAATTATTACTTCAAATAATCCTCTAATTTACTAAAGATTTTATTTAACTTGATTAATTTTGTAGGATATAATGGTGAGTTTAATTGTTCTAATGAACTTACTGATTGAATTAATAAATTAATTTTAGTTTCAGTATTTGGTGAAATTTTCTTATTTCCACCTGCTAACTGAAATTTAATAAAGTTGAACTTTGTCTCAATCTCGCTTACTGCATTTATATTTTCCCCTCCTGACATATTTATATATTTAGGAAGTATTATCCCTTTGATATTGTATGTTTCTTTATCTTTAATTAATTTAGCAGTTTGATCAATTTGTATTGATCTTAATGCAGCTACTTGAGATGATGTTAAACGTTTGATACGATTTTTTTGTATAGGTGTAACATTTGTTTCTCTATTACTAATATCTTGTTTTAAATCATTTTTCAAATGTGTTTCTATATCTTGTACATAACCTTCTAAAATTGATTTAACTTCAAGACCTGGTTTAGTTTTAAAATAATCACTAAACTCTATAGGTTGAGTTTTAATCCAATCATCAAAACCAATTAACTTGTTAGATGAATTAATTTTCCATCCTAACTTTTTTAGAATTTCATATTTTATTCCTGGATTAGTACTTATTAAAAGGTTTTTAATATCAGATGATGTTTCGACCTGTTTTCCTAATATTTTTACCATTGATAGAGCTGATCTACCTAATACTGAGTAAAAGTATTGAGAACATATTGGATTGTCCAAACCTGTACTAATATCAAACATTTCTTTACATACTTGTGTTGCTGATATTTTTGCCTGAGTTGGATTTGATCCCAACCATAGATCTATTGATGTTTGAATTGATTGAACTTCAGCGTTTGTTTCTCTATTATAGACTATAACTTTACCATCAGAATTTAACTCGAATACATATTTGAATTGAGACTTTGCAATAATTTGTTCTGGAGTAACAGAGTTAAATTTTGTAGATTCTATCCATCCAATAACCAATGCGGTAGCAATTGGTCTAGAATTAATATATGATATTGTGTTCATTGGTAATCCATTAAAAAAGTATTTGGTTTCATTTTGTCCTAGTTTGGAATTATATGTGACATAAAATTTTATTTTAGGGGTTATCAAAGTTTCTATTCTTCCTGGAAGATTACCTAAAAACTCAATATGTCCTGTTCCACCATTAAAACTATATGAATTTAATATTTCTTGACTTAAATTAGATTTAGATCCTGTTGCGACTTTAGTTAATAAAATCAAAAATGTTTCAAAAGATCTATCTGGAGATTTAATCCATTCCCTTGTTAGACTAATAGATTCTTTAATATAAGATTTAATATTTCCAACAGCCCATCTAATTCCTTGGGTTATCATAGATAACATACCAAATTGATCTATTGGAGTTTGATCTGATGGTTTAGCACCACCAAATAAATTAAAAGAAAAAAATCTTAAAATATTAAATAATTTTCGTTTAAGAACAGGTTGAGTTTTTTTTTCTTGTTTTTTTTGACTTATGTTGTATATAGATTTATTTCTATTTTTTTTTAAATTATCGATAAATTTTTCGTCTAATATATTTTTATAAATTTTTATTTTTTTTTCAAAATCATCTTCAGAATTATTTTCAGATTCATCTTCAGAATAATCTTCAGATTCATCTTCAGAATCATCTTCAGAATCATCAGTAACTAACAAATAAATACAGTAACATAAACAAACTAGAACTAGATAATTAAATTTATCTTGACCTATTTTTTCGATATAACTGTAACCAATAATAATGACAACAATTGGTAAAATAAAATTATAATAATTAATACCTCCACCAACATGTCCTTTATCTTTACTTCTATTTAATAACATTAAAGATAAAATTGGTTTTAGTTGTTGTACACGGTCTAAAAAATCTTTACCAAAAGATTTACCAATTAGTTCTAAAAATTTGTTATCAGTTTCTGATTTCTTATCTGCAGACTTTAGAGATTTAGGTGTAATTTTAACTAAGCTCCCTCCAGATAACAGACTAATAATTTTAGAGCTAGATGGAATTTTTTCTTTTAGTACAGTCTTATTAATCCATCGTAAAATTATTTGATATTCTAGTTCCATAATAATTTAATCTTAGATAAAAATTAAATTATTTGTTTGTTAAATACTTTATTTATTTGTTTGCTTAAAGATCAAACATAAAGTTCTTTTCAGCAGGCTTGGCAGAATTTACTTCTTGTTTTTCAAGTAACATCTTGATTTTTCCAAAAGCAGTGCTCAAAGTAACAATTTGTTTAGTTTGTTCTTGAGTTCCAGCCTTGTATTGGTTGATTAAGTTTTCAACATCAGATAAAGTTACAGTTCTTGAAATACCAGTTGGGTACTTTTCAGTTCTCAAGATTTTAGTGTATTCAGTGATGTTTTTGTGGATAGTATCAAGTCTAGAAGTTAATTCATTAATTTCAGAAATCTTTGATTTAATTTTTCTATCAGTATCTGATGATAGTTTTTGGTTAAAACCAGCAAGAGATTGCTTGATGTTTTCAAAGTGTTGTTCATAAGAACCACTAGATCCACCATGTAATTGGTTTGGTCTTAGTTCAATAAGATTGAAACCAGGATATCCAGGAACTGGCATAGGACTGTTTAATGCAACATTTTCAGTTAGAACTTGGGATCTTAAACTGGCAACTTGGGCAGCAGAAAGACGAGCTTTTCTTCTTCTAACAGCAGGTTGAGGTGCTTGAACAGCTTCCTTGTATTTTTCATCAAGAAGTCTGGTATTATTGTTCAAATCCATAACCATTTTTTCCAAAATGGTCTTGACATGAACGTTGTCATCAAAATATTTCTTGTATTGAGCAGCAAGGGATTTAATTGCAGGTCTGGTATCTTGTTCTAGTCTTTCTAACCATTGATCAGGTGTGGCCATTTCCTTCTTGCCATTTGAAACCTTCATCTTCCAGTCCAAGTTCTTAAGGATTTCATACTTGATGTGAGGTTCAGCATTAAGTAAAGCTTGGGAAACTGAATCAGTCTTGGCAGCAGCACCCATGTTTTGTAACATACCCATGGCAGATTTACCAAGGATGTTGTAAAAATGATCAGCACATGTCTTGTTATCTGGTTTAACATTAAAAAGATCTTTGCAAACTTTAGTTCTATCTGCTATAGCACCTTTTTCATCACCTTCAAGTTGTTTTCTGATTGCGGTATTGATACTGGCAATTTCTTCACCTCTAGCACCGTTAGGATCCTTCTTGAAAAGTCTGACAGATCCATCGTCTTCAATGGAGTAAAGGAATGCAGCATCTGATTTAGCAGCAGTTGAGTGAGGAGCAAATTTGTTGAAGTGTTTGTCTTTAACTAAGTAGGCCATAACAAGGGCAGTATGAACTGGTTTTCCTTCAATGTAAGAGTGGGCATCAAGAGGAGTACCATTTACTGTATAGGTAACTTTATCACCATCAACAACCATTTCAATACCAGTAATTCCGAAGTGAGAACTAGAGTTAAGTTTAACTGCAGTTCTCTTCATTTTTCCAATAACTACAATATCACCCTTAGTTGAGTCAAAGGCAAATGAAACAGATTTAGATGCAGATGATGAACCTACAAAAAGATTATAAATAGCAGTAAAAGGCATAGTTACTAAACCCCAGAGTAATTTTAAAAATCCAAGGATAGGATCAACAATAAATGCACCACCTCCTAGATTGATATCTTTATTTTCATCTTTATTTTCATCTTTATCACTTGTATTACTACTTAAACTACTAGATATTGGGGTAGCGTCATCTTTTTTGAATCCAAGTGCTTCTTTAACTTTTGTAACAATACTTCCTGCAACCTCTTTAACTTTGTTAATTGCAACCTCAACAGTTATCTCTTCTGCATTTGCAACAGCTAGAACTAAAGCACCAAAAGAAGCAAGAGCTAAAAATTGTGTTTCTTCAGAGTTTGAATATAATAATGCTCCAATAGCTAAACCAAAAGTGACAGTTGCAGTTTTTACATATGGACTTTGAACTGATCTTTCAAGAAACTTACTTGATGGATCTTGAGCTGAATCTCCAGAAAACGTACTTGAACTTGAACGTTTTGGATTACTTGAACCACCAGTCATTATACTTTTTAGAACAATTTCAACAGCTGATGACCAAGGACCAGCTAGCAGCTTAACTTTTTCAGACAAGCCATCGTTAAGTGTTTTAAGAAGATCAGATGAGTTTCTGGAACTAATTTCAGATAGAATCTGAGATTTAGATTCAGGGGCATTAGGTACTTGAGCTACTTGAGCTGCTTTAGCAAAGTCAATTCCAGCAACTTTTAAATCTTTTGGGGGAGCACTAGCACTAGCACTAGGACTAGTAACTCTTTCAACTTTTTTGTTTTGAGGATATGGGTTTGCTACTTCTGGAGACATTCTAAGCATATTTCTACTATTCATACCACCAATGTGCTTGACTAAGTGAGCAAGTTTTTCTTGGATAATATCATCGTTAATAAATTTAACAATACTTGAGTATTCAATTGATTCAGCCATTATTATATATATTATCATCCTAGAAAAAAAAAATTAAAAAAATTTTAATAATTATTTTAATTTAAAATTCTAGAGGAATTTTTCCCTAGAACAATTTATTATTTGAGTATATTTGCAACCTGGATTCCTAAATTTAAACATTGTGATTTCAAATCTATATGATTTATTAACATCTGTGGATGTACTTGATCTAAACCATAGACTAGCCCATATAATAAACCACATATTGTTCCAGTTGTATCTGAGTCTCCTACATGTAACATTGAATAAAATACTATCTTATCCCAAGAACCTTGGGAATCAATCAAGCAATCATATGCAATTATTACAGAATCATCACCACCTGCACCTGGATACACATCCTTCTTTCGTGAAGAAAATTTATTATAAAATAATGTGCGTTTAGAAGGATACTTCATCACTGGAGAAAATTTATAACTAAAATCAAAATCATCAAAACGATCCTCCATATAATCTTTCCATTTGTTTACAAATATTTTCTTATCCCTTTGATAAAATGGTATCCAACTTTCACGTGTTGATTCTATATACTTATCAATTGTTTCTGATTCTAACACATCTAGACCATCCACACACCATCTAATAGGTGGTTTACCCTGAACAGCATATGATGCGAATAACCCAACCATTATAGACCCTAACATAGCTATTGTATTTGGATGAGTTAAACATGTGGATTCTATACAACTCGCAATTAACTTGAGTTGTTCGGAAGGCTTGGATAGAACTATACCAAATACTCCTGATCTCATAGATCCACCTGATCCTCCTGCCTTGTCATCATAAGCCCAGGTTTTATAATCATCCCCACCCATAAGTTTCTTCAAGTACCTTACTGTAGTTATTCCACCTTTGTACATACCCTCAAATCTTTCTAAATCTACTCGTTCTTTAATTAGCTCAATATATTCCTTTTTTATTAATCTAATTAGTAAATCTATATCTGATTTTGTTGAATCTTTTTTAACCCATTCTATCAAAGCTTTGGTATTAGCATGTGTCATAATAGTATCATCTGATACTGTCCATTCAGGCTTGGGATGAGCTGAAATACCTCCATCATTTATAAAATTAAATACTAATTCATTTGAATAATCAGCTCCAGCTTGTTCAAATTTATCACCATAATTATCTTGATTAAATCTATTGGATGCATTGAATTCAGTGATTCCGTTACCAAAACCAATAATATCCCCAATACAACTTAGTATAAAAGCCCCACTAATCTTTTTATCCATAATTAAATATATAATATATTTAAAAATTTGTTAAATATACTATAATATACTATAAATCATGTCATTAGAACCTTCAGATTTAGAACTACTTAAATCAGTAAATCTATATGAAATTTTAGGATTTGTATCCAGAGATGAATTTACACCAGAGTTAGCAAAAAAATCATACAGAAAGTTAGCACTTAAATATCATCCTGATAAAAATCCAAATGTTCCTACTGATAAATTTGAAGCAATTCAATTAGCCTATTTAATTTTATTAACTCCTGACTATAAAACACAATATGATAATGTATATGATGATAACTCTCAATCAAAAGATTTTAAAGATTTGATTTCATCTTATAGATCAGAGATTGAAAAAATTAAATTTGATAAAATTTCAGAAGAGGAATTTGCAAAGCAAATTAATGAATTAAATATTAAAAATAATTCAGAACATAATTTAGATGATATTTTAGATCAAACTTCAGCATCCAACGCAGTAAACAAAATGATGAATGATAGAAATGTAGAAAATAATGAATTTGTAAAACAGTACAAAGCTGATTTAAATATGTTAGGAAGTATTTCAGATCAAAATGATCTAAATAAAAAATTTAATGAAATGTTTGAATCAAGAAATGATGAAACATCACATATTGATAATGTTTCAGAAACTGAGATAACAGTATTTAATGGTTGTGATACTTTATGTAACTATACAACTTTATCAAATATGGATTATAATTCAATGTATGCATCTAATTCCACTTATGATCAATCTTTTAAATTAAATCAAATACCAAAATATGTGGATGATAAAAAAACACTTGAAGATAGAATGAAAGAATATTTAAACAGAACTGATGAACTTGCACAAATTGCAAAAAAATCAACATCATTAAATATTAATCATGCAGACTATAGATCTTAAATAGTTTTTGCTCTTAATCTTCCTTTTAATTTATTTTTATTTTTAAGTAATTTTTTGAATTGATTTTTAGCTTGAGTATAACCTAGATTTATTATAGCATTTTTTGTATCAACAGATAAATTAATATCTAAAAAATCATTTAAAATAGTTGGATCAATTTTAACTGAAATTACATCATGTGATTTAATTTGAGTTTTCGATTCCATCATAATTTTAATAATATTAATAATATAATGATATATATTAAATTCTGGTTGAGAATCTAGTGGAATAGTTGTTTGCAAATCAACACAAGTTTGAATCCCAAGAGTATATGGTATATCTTCAGATTTTATTACTAATAAAGGGAAATTATCAACTACTGCACCATCAACATAATGTAAACCCTCCCATTCAATAGGTTTAAATATCAATGGTATAGAACATGAAGCTAATACAGCTTTCCATACAGGAATATTTGGATATGTTAAATGTGTGATATAAACAGGTGATCTTTTTTCCAAACAAACAGAAGTAACAGATAAAGTTTTACCAGTTAATTTATATAACTCACTCATAGTTATATTTTCATAATTTGTTTCAAGTGAACACATTGCAATAGTATCAGAAGCTAAACCAGAACCTAGTCCAGATAAACATGGTTTACCAAGTTTAAAATTAATAAATAGTTTTAAAACTTTTTCTAACTTGGAGTTTGAACAGACATTATAGCTAATAAATAAATCATCAGTATTTACTATAAATATTTTATTTAGATCAAAATTTTGAATAAATTTTACAATTTCATTAGAATCAAACCCCAAAACTAACATTAAACATAAAACAGATCCTGATGACGTACCAAAGAATTTCTCCACAGATCCAAGTTGTTTTATTTCATCTAAATATTTTATTGCTCCGAGTGCACCAATAATTTTAACTCCTCCACCAGAAATGACTAAATTTTTTATCATACTTAAAAATAATATATTATAATTCTTTATCTATGTTAAACCTTGATAAATATGCAAAGTTAAAAAAAGCCCGTGAAGCTAATAAAAAAAAATGTTATAAAAAAGTTTTAAAACAAATTATTAATGAAGTCGAAACAGTTATGATACAAGATGTAGATTTTATTGTATTTGAAGTTGAACCTTTTATGTTTGGAGAAACAGAATATAATATGTTAGAATGTGTTGATTATGTGATTAACAAAATCAAAAAAGATGAAAATTTTATAAAAATAATAGAACATATCAGTTTTAATGAACCTAATTTATTATATATCAAATGGAATCTATCTAAAGTTAATTAACTAAATTTATTTAGAAAATAGTTGAAGTAATAATATAACTAATAGTCCAAATAAAAATATTGTGACGATGTCTTTATTTGTACGTATACTACTGGTTATTCTAGAAAAATCTAAACCAAAATCACGTGATCCATAATATGGTTGAGAATTATATTGATGTCTAGATCTTAATACACTTTTATTACCATGTGATTTTAAATACTTTGATCTACAACGTGAACATTTTGATAAATGTGCATCTAATGCCAAACATACTTGAGATTCATTATTATCTGATTGTTGTCCAAAGTGTTCTGGAGAGTCATTTGGTCCTGAACCATTCTCAAACATTTCTTTTAAATCCATATATTTTGAGTATAGATTTTCATCAGTCTTTTGAGAATGTTTTATACTGGTTTCATTTGTGAAGTGTTCAGGTTTATCTGACTGTTTAAATATAGGTTTATCTTCAAAGGATTTCTCACCCCATGCATCTTCTATTGAACAAAACATTATTATATATTATATTTAGATTTAATTAATTTAAAAATATTTTTTAATTTTTTATCTTGGAATATAATATATAATGGATCAAGTTAATAATTTTATTAATAACACAATGAAAGGTTTTGATTCCTGGATGACAAATCCTTATTTTGCTACTGTAATAACTATTGTTTTAGCTGTTTATGCATCACTCGCCTCACCTAATTTACCAAACTTTTTGAAAAAACTCTTTGATAATTCTATTTTCAAAATTATCATTATCACATTTATTGCATATAGAGCAAATTCTAATCCTCAACTTTCTTTACTAGTTGCTATCTGTTTTGTTGTTACTCTTAACTTTTTAGCAGAAAAGGAAACCAAAGAAGCATTTGAACAAATAGAAGCATTTGGACAGCTTGAACATTTTTCTAATACATTAGATATGGATGGTGGAATTGAACCTTTTGAAAATACACCTGAAGAAAATCCTGAAACTAATAATGGTCCAAGTCCTGTACCAAAATCTGAACTAGATTCCGATTCTGATTCTGATTCAGATTCAAAAGTTAGTTCTGAAGCCAGTTCTGAAGCCAGTTCTGAAGCAAGTTCTCAAGCTAGTTCTGAAGCTAGTTCTGAAGCTAGTTCTGAAGCTAGTTCTGAAGCTAGTTCTGAAGCAGATGATCTTGATTAATTTTTTATTTATCTAATTTTTTAAATTTAATATCAAAATTGATTTAAAAAATTTGCGTCATATAATATTAATTTAGTTTCTTTATAAATTTTAAATGAATTCTGATAAAAAAAGCGACTCAATCAGTTTTATTGGTAAAGGAAAAAATGTTGTATCAACTGACACTGAACTTCATCTTGATCTTTTTGCAGATCCTACTAAATTAAAACCAGTATCAAAAATAGTTAAAATGGATAAAATACAAGAAGATTCTGACTCTGATGACTCACATATTGTTAATAAAGCACTAAATTCTGATTCTGAATCAGTTAGTTCTAAAACAAGTTCTTCTAAATCTAGAAGATCATCGAGAAGATCAAAAAAATCAAGTTCTACATCAGCAAGTTCATCATCAACAAGTTCATCATCATCGTCTTCATCAAGATCATCAAAATCATCAAGAGCAAGATCAACTGCACATAAAAAGCTAGATGATTATGTATCAAATTATAATGAAATAAAAAGAGCAAGTGAACCAAATCCAAATTTAAATCAAAATATAAATCAAGGATTTGGACAACAAGTTCCACAGAATGTAAATCAAAATCCAGGAAATCAAGTATTTGTTCAACAAACTCCATATGTTCCAAAGTATACAACAGAACGTGAAATTCGTTTTAGAAAAATGGAGCTCTTAGCAATACTATCTGAAATTAAAAAAAGGAGAGAACTTTCCAAGACATATTCAATGGGTTCTACAATTGAAGATATGGAAGATGAAGTTAGATTTCATACAGATTTAGAACAAAAATCAGTTGCTGTTGATTTCTCAAAAGATGGTTTACTTAAAGCATGTCAATTTTTCGAGTTTATGAATGGTCAATTTGATCCATTTGGTATTCAGTTAAAAGGTTGGCATGGACAAATGAAGGCAAATATTAATAATTATGATGGAGTATTTGGAGAGTTATATGAAAAATATAAACATTATATTGGACGTGTTGAACCAGAATATAAATTAATGTATATGGTTTTTGGTTCAGCTGCATCATTCCATTATTCTAAACAATTTGTAGAACAGTATGGATTAGAAAAACTTGTGGATAAAAATCCAGAACTTCTAAAAAAAATTCAAGCTAATATAGCATCTACACTAGAAAAAAATATTGGTAAAAAAGATGAACCAAAAAATCCTGCAGCAACAATGCCAAAAATGTCTCAACAACAAATGTATCAACAAATGTTAAAAGAAAAGCAAGATCTTGAAGCAAAGCTTGAACAACAAGATACAATTCTTAAACAACAACAACAACATATGGCACAACAAGTTCAACCTCAAACAATTCAACAAACTAATACACAGACTTCAGTTAGTCCTCATTTAAGCAAAATGATGCAAATACAGCAAAATCAATCACAAAATCCAATGCATACAAATTCAACAAACCAAACAAATCTAGAGATGAAAAAACCATCAGGACTTAATGATTTATTAGCACGTGTTAGAGCATCAGGATCAACAAACCCAGGTATATCAATACCTTTGGTTGATACACCGACATCTGCAAGTTCACGTATTCGAGTAGTAAATACTCTAGATTCTGATTCTATTGAAGAGACAGATACTGTACAATCTATTTCAAAAATGAGAATTGGGAGAAGACAAAGGCCCCATGTTTCAACAAATTAAATCAATTAGTTAGGGTCAAACCAGCTTAAAGAAATATTAATATATTACTTTAAACAAGTACACATGGAGCTTAATCAAGTTACAGAACTAGAACAATTAGTTTCTCAACATGACTCAGAATCATTAGCAACACAAACAAATATAGAAAAAAAAGTAGGAAAAGTAGGAAAAAGAGGAAGAAAACCAAAAGTAAAAGATGATGAGGATTTAATTAAAGATGTACAAGATGATATTATTAAAAAGAAAAGAGGAAGAAAACCAACTGGTAAAATTTATGAAATTAACAAATCTCTAATATCATCAATGGGTTCAAATGTCCCAAATTGTATTATAGCACATTTACCGTTAACAGATAAAGATATAGATAAAATTATTGGTAAAGATGATCTAACAATGACAGAGGATAATTTAACAGAAAGTATTGTTGATATTATCCAACCAAGTCCTAATAAACTTGGTTCAAACTATTATATTCCATCTCAAAGTTCATTTATAATAGAAGCAGATGATAATATTAAGACTAAATATAGTGATAAATGTGTAGAATATGATTTACTTAAAAAAAAGTATGATGATCTAGTTGAAAAATTTAAAAAATTTTCATATTTAGAAGATAAAATTAGTGATAATGGTACAATTGAAAAGAAATATTATGTAAATAATTCATCAATTTATGATGTTGATGGTAAGTGTTGGGCAAATTCAACTGATCAATGGTGTAAATGGTGTTCACATGGTTTTAATACAGTACCTATTGGACTTCCTGAAAAATACTGTTATAAAGAAAAAAAATATTATTTGAGAGGATGTTTTTGTTCATTTAATTGTGCTGCAAAATTTAATTTTGAGATTATTGCAGATTATAAAGTACATGAACGTTTTGCTTTGCTTAATAATATTAAAAAGTTAATATTTAAGGAATGTGTAAAACCGATTATTCCAGCACCACCAAGAGAGTTACTAAAATGTTTTGGTGGAGATAAAGATATTGAAGAATTTAGAACAATGTGTATTCCAATACCCAAAGAGTATAATCATTTGATGCCTCCAATGATACCAATATTTACAGTTGTTGAAGAAATACCTAAATTTTTCTATCAAGATAAAGGAACTAAAAAGAAAAATGATTTTGGTGATTTAAAAATTAAAAGAACAAAACCTTTATTAACTCCTAATAACAATTTATTAAGTTTAATAAAGTAGTTTTTATTAATTATATATAACCCTATATTTCTCCTAACCAATCTAAAAAAATTAGATTATAAGTATAATATAATCTAATTTATACACCATTTATTAAATTTATATATTTAAACAATTACTTGATTAAACTTAACAAATTAATTAAGACTTTTACATACCTTTATGGTCTATAAACGTCTTAAATATGTAAAAAAATTTTCATCCAGATTTTTTCTGACCAAAAATTTTTTTCTAAAGGCCAAAAAAAATCTCTCTCTCCCGCTAAAAAATTTCCTAATAAATAGATACGCTAGAGACCATAAAAATGTTTTTTAAGATTATAAATATTTATATTCTTATTTATAATCTTAAAAGCTAAAAATTAAAATTAAATTAAGATCATAAAATCATTTACCGTATCTCAATTTATGAAAGATTTTAAAGAAATTATTAATCTTAAAATAGATTTAGATAAATAATAAAATATACAGTTTAAAGATTATTAATCTATGTATGCCGTATTTATTTTTATGAAGCGTATCTGGTTAAAGTCCATGTTTCATAAGCAAAATATAAGGTAAGATATATTTTTTAATAAATTTATTAGTTATGTCTTGATTTAAGATTTATAAAATTATTAAAAAATATGTTTTCTTATTTAATAATTTTGTTCAATATATGGCAAATAAAATGGTGTATTATTACCACAAAATAATTGTATATCAGCGCCAAAGTATTTCAAATTAATAATCTTTGATGTAGTTGGATTATCCGCATTTGTAATTTTGGTTGGAATTTTCCAAGTAGATATAATACCATAGTTTGTTACTAACAAATTTAATGTTTCAATGTCTATATATAAATAATACCAACTATCATCATCAATATTTCTATATTTTAAAATATTAAGTTCATTATTTAGATTTATTTGAAATTCTATAAATAACATTTTTCTTAATTATAATATTTATTTATATTTAAATCAATTTAAATCAAATAAATACAAGACTATATATTTTTTAATTAATCTATTTAGAGATTAATATAGATTATACAATAAAAGTTATAAATATAGATTTATGGTCTATAAACGTCTTAAAAAATTATAAAATATTTTTCTCTCAGATTTTTTCTGACCTAAAAAAATTTCTGAGAGGCCAAAAAAAATCTCTCTCTCCCGCTAAAAATTTTCCTAATAAATAGATACGCTAGAGACCATAAAAATGTTTTTCAAGATTATAAATATTTATATTCTTATTTATAATCTTGAAAGTTAAAGTTTAAAATTAAATTAAGATCAGAAAAACATTTACCGTATCTCAATTTATGAAAGATTTTAAAGAAATTATTAATCTTAAAATAGATTTAGATAAATAATAAATTATACAGTTTAAAGATTAATAGTCTGTATATGCCGTATTTATTTTTATGAAGCGTATCTCAGCAAAACTCTTAATTTCATAAAAAAAGATACGGTAAGATTATTTAAGACTATTTATTTTTAATTAAATATATTTTATATCTGATTAAAGATATAAAATATGATTAAATTATTTTGGTCTTTAGCGTATCTGATCGTATCTAGCGTATTTAATGTTTCATAAGTAAAATATACGCTAAAATTATTTAAATATATATATATATTATAATTATTATGTCAAACTGTTTTTTATGTAATACAAATCATATTGACAATTGGAATAGTTGTGGGCTTGTATTAGATGTAATTTTAAATAAATATAAAAAAATAAAAATAGATAATTATTTGTCTGAATTTAAAAACATAAAACTATTAATATCTAAAAAAAATAAAAATAAAAATAAAAAACATAAATGTGAAAACTGTGGAAAGGTGTTATCTTCAACATCAAATTATAAAAAACATATAGAATCTAATATATGTAGAAAAAATATAGTTATTGAATATAAATGTGATAGTTGTGGTACAATATTTGCAGCAAAACAAAATTTATCATATCATCAAATACGTAATGTTTGTGGTAGTTTAAATAAAATTGATAATAAAATAGATAATCATATTAATAATTCTAATATTAACTCTAATAATACAACTAATAATAACACGGCAAATAATGTACAAAATAATATCCAAATTAATGTTAATCCAGAATCTGTCGAGTTATTACCTTTTAGAGATGCAAGTTATAAAATACCTACTAAAAAATATTTGGAATATGCTAATAATCCAGATCAAGCTATTAAGCAATTTGTAAAGGATTATCATTTAAATCCTGATAAACCAGAAAGACAAAATATTTTAAATACAAATAGACGAGATAATAGAGTTCAACTATTTGATTTTGATGAAGATTTTATCTGTAGATGGCAAACCAAAGATAAATCCAAAGTGTTAGAACTTTTATGTGATCGTGGGGTTAATGCTCTATTTTTTGCTAAAACGATGTTAGCTGCTGCTGGTATAAAGTTAGATCCCAAAAAGGAGATCGAACTAAATGCAAAAATAAAAGAATATGAATCATCTGACAAAGTTAAAAAGAAATATGTTGATATGATAGGAGATCTAACATATGATTATAGAGATATGGTTGAATCTAATAAAAAGAAAATAGATAATCAAGTTAAACAACTTGATAATTAAATATCATTGGATTTTTTAGCTGATTTCTTAGTCGATTTCTTAGCTTTGATTACATTTGGAGATTCTAATGTTTCATTTTCTTGATTTTTCAATTTAATATTTGATTTTTTAGTTGATTTCTTAGCTTTGATTATATCAGTATCTAAAGAATTAACTTCTTGATTTTTTTCTATCTTCGTTGTTTTCTTAGGTTCTAAATTTTTTTCTATGTAATGAACTCCATGTAAAAAAGCATCACATAAATCATCTTTCTTTTTAAAAGTGTTCAAGTGATCAACATATGGTTGATTCCATTTGATAAATTCCAAACAGTTTGTTATACCAAGCTCTTTAGTTTTTTTATATTTAGATCCTGTCTTATCAGCTTGATCTATCTGTTCATTAATATCATCTGTTTTACCTGCTATTTTTAATTTATTTGATGGAGCAAAAAATGTTATTTTACTTATTGTTGAACCATTAATTTCTTTTTCAACTAGACCTCTAATCATAAACCACGTATATATTACATCAGAAATTGCTTTCATTGTTGGATTTTTAAATGTAGGCTGATTTTCTATACATACCACATCAACTTTTAAAAATAGTTCTTTGTAAGTGTCTAACTTATTTAAAAGTGATAATTTTAAATCATGAATTGTAAAGTCCTTGACAAAAGTTTTATATTTGGTAAGTGCACGAATCTTTTCTTCATTGCGAGATATCATTTCTTTGTGCTTAGTACATATAGAATTACCTCCCCACATATATTTTGATTTTGTTTTACATGAAGCTGCATGAGAACATTTACAACTAGTATCCTCACATTCAACAAACTCTAAAGGATGAGTTTGAAGAAGTGCTTTGTGTAAAAGTTTGTGTTTGGTACAAAAATAATATTTTGTGCCTGCTATTTCAGAAGTTTGTGTAATAGGATTTGTACAACCTGTATTTGCACAGGATAATTTGTCTTGTTCAGTTAAATTAATAATATTCCAACATTCTTTATGTGATGATTCATTTGATTGGATATAGTACTTATTATCAATTTTTTCAATAATACAATAAGCTAAATTTTTAATTCCAACATCAAAACCTAAAACTTTTACCATTAATAAAATTAATTTATAAACAAAATTTTAAATGTGAATATCACGAACTTTTTTACTATTTTCTAACCAATGGGTTAAACATACTGGCTTGTATTTATCTGCCTCCCCAACATCAACAGTTTCATCTGTACCTGCAATTTTAGCAGTATAAGGAGCTTGTACACATCCATCACAAAAATAACAATATGCATACAACATTTCTTTTCCTTGTGCTAAAGCTTCAATTTGAGGCATGAAACCAAAAGGTCTACGTTTATAATCACCTGATAGTCCAGTAACAATTAGGTATTTGTGATCTACATCCATTGCATGTTCACAAAAATGTACAATATCTTCACCAAAGAATTGAGCTTCTTCAATAACAATTACTTCTGCAGTTAAATAGTCAGAATGAGTTAGATATTTATCAAGACGGTCTGTACTTTGACATGGTTCTTTAATTTTATCATGTGAACAGATAGAATCTAATCCATCATATCTAGTATCAAGAGAATGTTTAAGTACTAATACAGGAACATTTTTAGATTTAAAATTTCTAATTAGTCTAATTAGTTTAGAGGACTTTCCTGCAAACATAGGTCCTGTAATTAAATAAAGGTAACCATGGGATAAAGAATTAGTAACTAAATCTGACATTATTATATAATATATACTAATCTTTTTAAATTATTAAAAATTGCAATTTTTATTTATTGTATCAATCTATTTGATCAAGTAAAATAAATGAATGGACTAAATGAAGATGAAGATGAGGATGAACTTGTAGAATTAGATGATCTTGATGATGATCTAGATGCAGAAGGAATTGTTATAAATGAATCAATAGAAATAAAACCAGGTTCAACATATATACCGGATGATTTATGTGATTTGCCAGGACAAATGGAAATATTTGCAATAACATTAACAGGTTCTATTAATTCAACATTTAATATTCAAAATATTTTGGAATACTATCCATTAGATTCATCAAATTTCTCAACAATTAAATCCAAGCTAAAAACTCGTACTATTATCAAGAAAAAACAAATGAGAGTACCAAAACAAAAAGAAAATTTAACTGGTACAACATCTGAATCTAATATTAATTCACCAGTAGCACCTACACAAGATAATTTTTTCAATCAAATTACAGTGGTAATGACTATTCCAATAGATTATAACTCAGATGAAAAAAAATATGTTAATCTCAAGTTATTTAATAATGGATCAATACAAGTTTCAGGGTTAAAATCTATTCCCCAATGTAATATTATGATTAATAAATTGATTGAACTTTTAAAAGGAGAGTTTTGTGTGTTTCTAAATCCAGAAGGTGAACTTTGTAAAATAGATACACCTGGAGCTATTCCAAAAATTATAAGATTTTTACAATTTGATACAGTTAAACTAACAGGTATAAAAATAAGTATGATTAATACAATGTTTCAGTATCCATCTAAAATTAATAGATCTCAGCTTTATATGAGATTAATTGAACTAAAAATTAATGGTATATTAGATCCTACAACTAGACCTAAATATCAACCAGACATTCATGCACCTGTACATGTTAAAATAGACTTGGGAAATAAAAAACCAGTAACAGTATTTGTGTTTGAAAGTGGTAAAATATTAATAATGGCAGCAAAAAGACGTGAAAATATAATTGAGGCATACAATTATATTAATCAATTACTTCAAGATAATCATGAATATGTTGTTAAAAGAAATTTAGTTGAGATTATTGCAAACGATCAAGACTTGTGCAAATTGATTGACCTAGAGGCGCTATCACAAGTTGTTGACGATTTATAGTATCAGCATAACCAGGAGTATTCATATAATGATACATTTGAGAAGGACCATTTGAATAATATGGATTTGTTTGTAAAGTTGACATTTGATTTTTATTTATATTATCATTATAAAATGGTGTTGTTCTTTGCATCATATTCATATCTGGTCTTGCTGCATTAAAACTACTTTGTCTTGGTGGATTGAAACGATCAATATTTATTTGGTCACGGAGTTCAACAGAACCTATTGAAGTTACAGATGGTGCTAATTTAACATTTGCTGTTGTAGGGTCACGTGATCCTACAGTAACTTCTTTAAATGCATTTGAATTAGCATTTGAGTATTGCATTTGATTTATTTGTTGAGATGTAATACCTCCTGAACCAATATAATTTACATTTTTAACTTGATCTTTTAATGTAGTTGGTGCATACCAATTAGTTGCAATTGCTGCATTTGATTGTAACATTGATTGATTTCCTACACCATTTGTATGTCCATTATAATTAATAAGTTGTTTCATTGTTGTTGGAGCATGAGCATCTGTTACTGCATAACCTGAATCTTGATGTGTACCTGCCCAACCCATTGATTGATTATTTACAAAATCTTGTTGTTGCGTACGTCTTACTTGATCTTGTAATTGAGTTGTTGGACCTTGTTGTGAACTTGCTAAAAACATATTAAACTGTTGAGTCATTAAATCTTGTTGTTGTGTTTGTTTAAGTTGATCTTGTATTGGGATAATATAACTTGAAGGTCCTGTTAAATTATTTTGGAATTGTCTAGTCATTAAATCTTGTTGTTGAGTTTGTTTAGCTTGATCTTGAAATTGTGTCATTTGAGTTTTCTGACCAGTAAATTGATTTTGGAATTGTTGAGCCATTAATTCTTGTTGTTGAGTTTGTTTAGCTTGATCTTGAAATTGTGTCATTTGAGTTTTCTGACCAGTAAATTGATTTTGGAATTGTTGAGCCATTAATTCTTGTTGTTGAGTTTGTTTAGCTT